TCTTCCGATCTAATATTTCGGGCTTGTTACCGTTTATATCACTTAAACTTAAAAGTTTAGTGCCGTCATAATAAGCTGGCATAGTATAATCCTTTCATATATTCTTAATTATATTGTAACACAATATTGACAACAAATCAAGTATATAGTATAATGAAATTAGAAATTTATAGAAAGGAGTTAAATTATGGTTTATTTGATTGTAGGTGTATTTATTCTTTTTGATCTGATTACAGGTGTAATTAAGAGTTTGAAGAATAAAGATTTTTCCTCTATAAAAATGCGAGACGGTCTTTTTCACAAATGTGGTTCAATTCTCTGTGTGATATTTGGATATTTTGTGGATTACGCACAGTGTATCATTGACTTAGGTGTTACCGTTCCAGTATGCAGTGCTATTTGTGCTTATATTTGCTTAATGGAAGTCGGTAGTATAATTGAAAATATTTGCGATATTAACCCTGAAATTATTCCTGATGTTATAAAGGGATTTATCGGGAAACATAGTGAGGTGAAATAATGGAAGTAAAAGGGCTTGACTTGTCAAAGTATCAAAAAGGCATTAATTTTAATGCAATTAAAAACGCAGGATATAAGTTTGTTATTTTGCGTGTAGGTATCAGAGGATATAAATATTCTAATATTACCAAAGACGAATGTTTTGAAGATTTTTACAAACAAGCAAAAGCAAACGGTCTTGGTGTGGGTGCTTACTTTTTCACACAGGCCACAAATGATGCTGAAGCCTTGGACGAAGCTAATTTTGTGACCGAGGCAATTAAGGGTAAAGTTTTTGAATATCCTATCTATATTGATACGGAGTATTCAAACAATGCACACAACGGTAGAGCAGATAATATTAGTAAAGCTACAAGGACATCAGTATGTAAAACATTCTGTGATACTCTTGAAAGAAGAGGATATTATGCAGGTATTTATTGTTCAGAAAGTTGGCTACTTTATAAACTCAATTATAATGAACTTAGGAAGTATGACAAATGGATTGCTAAATGGGGTTTGGTTAAACCGTTTACTTTGTATAGTACATACGGTATGTGGCAAAATTCAAATGATGTGTATATCGGCGGTATTCGTTGTGACGGCAATGTTCGGTTTTATGACTATCCGGCTATTATGAAAGATAAATGTTTGAACGGTTTTAAAAAACCTGTAAAGAAATATCGAGTTACTGTAAATAACATTACAAACGGTGATAAAGAATTGATTGTAAATGTTACAAAGAGTTTAAGTCTTAAAGAAGTAACAGTTGAGGAGGTGTAAGTAATGGCAATAAAAAGCTATGAAGATATTATGAACAGTGTTAGAACATTTGTTGGTGATAGGACTGATGATGCAGCACTTGGTATCATTGAAGATGTCAGCGACACATTCAATGATTTACAGACAAAGCTGTCAAGCAACGAGGGCGAAATTTGGAAAAACAAATACAATGAAAACAACGAGGCTTGGCGAAAAAAGTATCGTGATAGATTTTTCGGAAAGTCAGATGACGAGACGGAAAAAGAAGTCATAGAAGAAACAAAGGAAGTCCGCACATTTGAGGACTTATTCAAAGAAAGAGAGGATTAAGATATGGCGAGAAGAATAAGCCAAACGCAGCTCAATGCAAGTACGATTGATATTTTGAATGTCATTCGTCAGAACGCAAGTTATCAGTATCAGTCACTTGTGCCGGAAATTACACAGACGGTTGATATTCCAAAGGTCGGTGAGGTTGTTTATGGTACACCGGCACTAGCAAACGAATTTTTGAACTCCTTGATAAATAGAATAGCACTTGTAAGAGTAAAGAGCGCATTGTTTAACAATAAGTTTGCTCCACTTAAAAAAGGTTATTTGGAATTTGGCGAAACAGTAGAAGAAGTTTTTGTCCAGATTGCAAAGGCAAGGGAATTTTCGGTTGAAAAAGCCGAACAGAGAGAATTAAAAAGAACACTACCGGATGTTAAAAGTGCTTTTCATTTTATCAACTTTTCTGTACAGTACCCGGTAACTATACAGGACGAAGATTTGAAACAGGCTTTTTTGTCAGCAGATGGTTGGACAAATTTAATTACCAAAATCGTTGATAGTCTTTATGGTGGTGCAGAATATGACGAATATTTGATGTTTAAATATTTGATTATCAAAGCAGTATCACACGGCAAAATGTTTCCTATTGGTGTTGCAGGCGAACTCACAGACAGTGCAGTATCGTTTAGAGGAACATCAAATTTGCTTGAATTTCCGTCAAAAAAATATAATGCCGCAGGTGTCACAACTACAACCCCAAAATCTGAACAGTTCATATTTATGGACAGTATGTACAACGCAAAATATGATGTTGGTGTTTTGCGGTCAGCTTTCAATATGGATAAAGCGACCTTTATGGGACAGTTGCAGTTGGTAGATGACTGGACAACTTTTGATAATGAAAGATTTTCGGAAATCAGACGGAACAGCACACAGCTTGAAGAAGTAACAGCGGAAGAACTTGCACTAATGAAAGATGTCAAGGCCATTTTGGTTGACGGTGAATGGTTCCAGTTTTATGATAACAGGATTAAGTTCACTGAAAAATATGTAGCGAGTGGCGACTATTGGAACTACTTCTTGACGATTAAGAAAACTATTTCTTCTTCACCGTTTAGTAATGCGGTTGTGTTCGTTGCAGATACAGCAACAATAGAACCAAAACGGACTTACACAGTAGAAGTAGTTGAAAAGTCAATTAGCGAACGGGCAACTATATTGACCCTTGCAGTGCAGGACGATAACCGGGGATTGTCGTCAACAGAAATGTTGTTTGTACAGTCACAAGCAGCAACAGAAGCAGGTATAGCAATCGTCCCACAAGGGGCTATTATCTATCCGGACGGTCAAACAACATTAACACTTGTCGGAAAAGTCGGTAGTGCTGAATATCATTCAGAACGGGCAGTAACAACGAGTTTGGAAGTTGGTGATACAATCACAATGAATAAGCAGTGATAATATTGATTATAGGGCGAGGGTGACACTTCGCCCATAAATCAAGAAAGGAAGATTATATGTTTATAGAACCTAATACAAATGTATATATTTTAAAAAACTGTCCTATAAACAGTACAAGAGTACATACATTATGGTTTGATAGTGCCGAACAGCAATATAACTATTTTGTAGGTTTGCGAAAATATGAACTGAATAAATTAAGCTATCAACGAGCAACAAGAGGTGTTATGCGTGTTCAGTTGAAGCAAGAACAGCTATTTGATTGCAATTATCTTATGTTTCAAAATGCTTCTTTCGGCGGTAAATGGTTTTATCGGTTTATAGATAATGTAGAATATATAAATAACACTACAAGCGAAATTTATTATCAGCTTGACGAAATGCAAACATTCTTTTTTGAGTATGAACTTAAAGAAAGTTTTGTTGAAAGAGAACATAGTCGGACAGATGTTATAGGCGAAAACACAGTACCTGAAAAAATGGGACACGGTGAATATATAACAACAAGCGGTGCAAGGTTTCTATTCAACAGCTGGCAAATAGGTTTTTTGCGGACAGAGCAAAAACCAGTGTATAAAGGTGATTTTAGTAGTATCACTTTAAACCCTCCCAAAACAGTAGGCGGTTACCCTATATCTTGTTATTGGACTTTTTTAAGTAGTCGGGACGGAAGTTTAGATAAAGCATTAGAGGAACTTGCAAAAATCATTGAAGATTATACATCACAAGGGAAAGTTGACGCTATTGTTTCAATCTTTTTATTTCCAACTGAACTTGGACAAGGCTATCGATTATTTGAAACAACGCAAAATTTTGCTACAAGAACACTTTCAAAAGAACCTCGCAACAACAAATTATACACCTATCCTTACTGTTCTTTAATAGCTGTGTGTGACGGTCAAAGTGTTGAAATGCACTACGAATTATTTGAAGATAAGCCACAATATAAAACATATGCAACTTGGGGCGCAAATGCAAAGGCTTTGTGTGTTCCAATCAATTATGCTGGCTATTCAGAAGATTTTACTCATTCATTTACAATAACAGGTTTTCCTCTTTTGCCTTGGATAAAAGATTATTATCAAACTTGGATAGCGCAAAATAAACGGAGAATGATATATAGCACTCTTAAAGACGGAGTGCAAATATTAAGTGGTGCTGTTAGTTTTGGAGGAGGAAACACAAATGAAAATGATAGAGCCTTAGCCGATATTGGTTCGGGTGTTGACAATATTATAAATCGTGGTATTGATATATACCAGCATAGTATTGTACCGGACGGTTTTATTGGTACAGCAGAAGCAGGAGACACAGCTTGCTTTGCAGGTAAAAAAGGTGTTTATACTTATTGTAGAAGTATCAAGCCTGAATACATTGATATTTTGGATAACTTCTTTGATGTATATGGCTATGCAACAAACCGTGTAAAAGTGCCTAATAGAAATGTGCGCCCACATTGGACATATACAAAAACCGTGGGTTGTAATATTAAAGGTAATTTACCACAGCAGTATATTACACAGATATGTAGAAATTATAACAACGGTATAACCTTTTGGAAAAACGGTTTAGAAGTTGGCAATTATAGCTTAGATAACAGAGTATAAAGGTGGTGAGCGAATGGCTAAGAATAGAGCTAATAGGCAATTTTGGGAAAGTGGCGGTCTTAATAATCGGACATATAGACAATACTTTGATAGACTTACAGAGCTTTCAGTATCTATGTTTGACTGGAAAAACTTACCACCGAATGTAGATGTTAGATACTTGGAACTTCGGTTGTTTCAAGACGGTCAAGCAGTGTTCTTTAAGGATAATGATTTGTCTAAGGACGAAAACGGATTTGTAGGTTTGCGCTGTGTTCCGGGTGGTAAATTTGATGTTTACGGTGTGCCGACAAAGCGCAGAGCTTATGGTTATAACGGTTATCAGAAAGACTTAGACAGAGAGAACAGTGTTATAATTTATAATAACCTTTTGAGAAAAAACAGCGTTTTAGATGTTGAAATGTTTTCAAAGAGGTTGTATAATATAGATAGGATAATTGATGTCAATGTAAACGCACAGAAAACTCCTGTATTGGTATTATGTGATGAGAATGATAGATTATCAATGGTTAATCTATATAAACAATATGACGGTAACGCCCCCTTTATATTCGGTAATAGAGGCTTAGATGTAAAAGGCATAACAGCGTTGACAACACGGGCGCCGTATGTATCAGCCGAATTGTACGAACTGAAAACACAATATTGGAACGAGGCTTTAACTTATTTAGGTATTTCAAATGTAAACATATCCAAAAAGGAAAGATTGTTGACAGACGAAATTAAGCGAAATCTCGGCGGTGTTATATCAAGCAGATACAGTAGGTTAGTGGCAAGGCAACAGGCGTGTAAAAAAATCAATAAAATGTTCGGGTTAAATATTTGGGTTGAATACCGAGAAGATTATGATGTTGACTTTGACGAAGAAACAGAGGAAGAACAGTCGGAAGATGATTATATGCTTAATGAAGAGGTGATAAAAAGTGAGTAGTTACACAACAGAATTAAGATTTATTTGTGAGCAGTATTCTAACCTTGAACAGTCACGCTCCGGCAATGTTGATAAAATAATTGAAACAGCTATACCACATATATTTGACTTTGATTTTCCTATATTTGACATCAGCTATAAATATACACTGTGTAAAAAAATATTAAAGCATTACTATACAAGAGAGATAGGTTTTGAGACAGTAGGTCTTTGGAAACTTAAATTAAATACAAAGTTAAATGAAATAATGCCCTATTACAACTTGTTATATAATGAGCGTAAAGCCGTTATTGATAAAGACTTGTTAAGTGACATTGTCACAACGAGAGAAAGTGCAGGCACAGACAACAGAGAATATAGACGAGAGACACAGAGTAATTCAGAAAATGTGAACCGTGATATGTATTCGGATACACCGCAAGGCGCACTTGATAATGTTGAAAACGAAACATATTTGACAAACGCAAGTAAAACTACAAACTCTCAAAATAATACAGGTTCAGAAAACGGTGTTGATAAGAACAATGATAGACGAAATGAAACCATTCGTACAAACTTTAACGGTCTTACATATCTTGATATATATGAGAGATACGCAAAGGCTTTTAAGGATATAGATTTAATGATTATCAATGACTTAAATGATTTATTCTTTATGCTTTGGTAAAGAAAGGAGTGTTTTTTATGAGTAGTATAAAAGATTTACTTTGTAGGCCAAAAATAGTTTTGCCCTCGGTCTATTCGGACGCTTTGAGTTATTATGAGACTGTTTGTCAACTTGCACAGAGAGTTGAAGAAGTAATTCAGATTATTCGGGAATACGAAGATAATTCAAAAGCCTACACAGATGAACAAATAGCTATATTACAAGCGAGTGTTACAAAACAACTCGGTGATACCGTACGGGTATTAAATGAACAGTATCAAGCATTTGAAACAAAAGTAAACGCTAATCTCACTTTGTTTGGAGGCAGACTTAACGAGATAGATAAAAAGATTGACAATAGCTTAATTGCCATAGATGAAAGAATAAATTTACAAATCAAACAAAATAATGAAAATTTGCTTGACAAAATATCACAAGGCTTTATTGAGTTAAAGGTTATAAACTTCTTCACCGGCGAAGCTGTCGGCGTTCAGGAAATGTTTAATTATCTATGTACTTTCCATACAGATGATAGTATCACCTATGATGAACTTAGGGATAAGAATAAAACCTATGATGAACTTATTGCACTTAACATTGACTACACACATCTTGTTACACAGGGTAGAGAGTTGATTGTTTAAATTGAAAGGAGACTTATATTATGTTAAAAACGGATAACTATGACTTGAATATTGCACAGGGTACAGACGTTGTAAACCCTCTTGTAATGGATAACCCTAACTATCAAAAGATAGATAAGGTTATGAAAGACAATGAAATTAGAGGTATAGGTACAGCAACAGAACTTAAAACAGGTTCAGTTCACGCTATTACAGTTCCGGCGCAGTACACAACTTTTAAATTTGTTGCAACTTCGGACTTCATTGCAGGTGAAACATTTACGGTTAACGGTAAACAGGTCACAGGTTATACCACTAACCAACAGCCGTTGTCAACAAACGCATACAGATTAGGGGCAACAGTGCTTTGTTCTTATATCGAACGGACATCTACTATTACATTATATGTAATTAATTCGGTCTATAAAACAGAAGATAGCGAAAAATTGGACGGTCATCCGGCAGACTATTTCGCAGTTAGAGGTAATACTAATCAGACACTTGAAGAGGTAAATACAAAAGCAACAGCCCGGGGAACTTTGGCACAAACAAGCTCTAATTTGTTGAACACATTTCCGATTTCAAATATGTTTGACATCGGTGTTTCAACTTCATTTGTTTACAATATCGGAGTTACAAGAGGACGATTTATTGTTATGTTTTTGTACAGCCCCGGTCGGGACAATATTTCTGGCGAAACCCCAGCCATAGTGTATATACAAACTAATTCAGACGGAACACTTGCAAGAATAACCCATAACGGGCCAGTTTATTTAACAAGTGTGTATTTTGTGGAAAACACACTACAATTTAACTTTAATCAGCAATATGTAAAAGGTTTTATGCTTATTCGAAGATAACATAAAAAGAGGGCAAATACCCTCTTTTTATTTTCTGTATAAATGATACCATAGTATAAAGTCAAGTAAAATATAATCCATTTGATGTTTAAGTAAGGCTTTCATTTGTTCTACTGTTAAAGTGTTGCAATATTCTATGACATCTTCTAAGTCTTGCTCATACATTGACACTAAAACGAATTTCATTTCACAATCATATTTACCTCGTTCCCTTTCCATTAGCTTAAAGTTGATTTTTTTCTCTGTTTATCAACTCTTTCATTTCCATATAATTTAATTTTTTCATTATATCCTTCCTATATCTATCAAAGTTTGTAATAGTATAACATATCTTTGAAAGTCACCTTTTTTGTTTAAATGATATAATATCACCGTTAAAGTCTAAAAGTTCAAATTCCGCCTCACTCCTCATTGTATATTGTCAGAAACCCTATAACATACAATGCCCATAATACAATATTTATACCAATCAATATTTTCATTTTGAACCACCTCTTAATAAACAATAGTCTATAAAGCATATCCGGGAGAAGATTATAAATACTATTCCTTTAATCATTATCAGCACCCCCCCCAAATACCGCATTTCTTCAACGCTATATTCTTTTATAACATCAAGTTGTGTTTTAGTTTTCTTAATGCTGTCTGTATCAGCGTATGTAAAGTTCTCTTTATCTAACATTTCTTTTATTTCCCTCCAATAATACAACCTCTTTTTTTCCTTTCTCCGCTTTATATTTCTTTACTCTAAGCATAGCGGATAACATATCATTTGCCGTAGTTTTGCTCACATCAAATTGCTTTGATATGAGGTCTTTCCATTCTCGATTTGTCAATTTTATCACCTCATTTCATAAGTTGTTTCAACGAGTAACTGTCCGCCCGGTATTCTTACCGGTCTAAGTTTGCCCGGAACTTTTAATCCTACATCAAAATCTTTGAGTGTTCTTTTCTTTTTTAAAAATTCTAATTCATTCTCCCGGTAATCGTCTTTGTGTTTTTTCCACTCATCACTAAAACTGTCTATGAACAATTCTTTTGACCTTTGCGGCATACCCCGGCATTTCACTAAATAAAATGGTTTACAAGGTTCACCGTCTTTTTTAATAGTATGTTCAATGTATGTCTTTTGCCTACTGAAAAAGGCGTAATCCCATTCATTTTCTATTTTCCAACAGCAGAACGCTTTATCATCAACCTTTATTCCTTTCATCTTTTCAAGTGGTAAATCACAGTGAATACTGTCAGTGTCAGCATATATAAATCCGGGTTTATCTTTACCGTAATAGTTAGCTTGCCGGGCATTTATTGTGAAGTTACGCCGATAACTTGTTATTGCAGAGCCTATCCGAATATAGCCGGGTTTCTTCGTTTCTGAATGTACACCATAGAAAACAACAGTATCATCAACTAACTTTGCTATTTTATAACTATTGTTTGTATTCATAGCCATTTTACCATATAAGTTATTCAGGTATAATTTAGCAATAGTTCTTACAGCAGATGTTTCTGCTTCTAATTTCATTTTTCGATACTTCCCAATGTATGTATCAAACAATCCTTTTTTAGTGTAAAAATAACAACCGTCAAGTATCTCAAAATCTTCAAGATTATAATGTTTTAATAATAAATAAAAATCCGTGCAAGTTAAAGTTAAAGTTACTCTTGTATCTTCTATGTCATTATTAACTATTACTCTATCATATCTTTTATTACCTATTATTATATCACTTGTTTCAAGATATTCAGTCCCCAAATAAGATATGCTATTCTTAATTTGAATAAATGGTAACATATTATCTTTAATATAAAAATGAGTTCTTATTCTAATAAAGAAGTATTTAGTGGGTGTATTTACAAGTTCACCGTAACTATTCATCATCCAACTTTCAGTACATTCTTTTGGTATATAATTACCTTTCCAAAATGTAGGAAAATCTATCGGATAATAGTTCCCACTTTCACTTGACATCATACTCGGATATAAGCTATTAACATCAGCCGTTAAACCATTTCTTTTAACCTGTTTTTCTTTACCTTTTACCACATAACACCAACCCCCTTTATAACTCTTTCTTATATATTCATCTGCATTATGCCGTCCGTATTCCTCATAGTTTAAATCAAACTCTGTTAAATCAGGGAATAATTCTTTATACTCCAAAGCATTGTACCCATTTCTAAACTCTGTCAAGCAACAACTTCCAATAGTTACTTTATTGTGTCCTTGTAAATACATTATTTCTAATGCTTCTTTAACTACAAGAACGTCATTCCGAATATATTTCTTTTCTTCCGCTGTTATCTCACACCCCCGGTATCTATAACCGGTGTACTCCATTTCTAATTTTTGATGTTTAGTTTTAAAGTCTTTACCTATCTTTTTTACACTGAATGGTAATAATTTCAAACTATCTCTTATTTCAATATATCCGTTTACTGTCCTTATTATAATATGATACCATTGTCCCCTATCACTTATGGAATATTTAAAACTTTTTATGGGCATTTCTTTATCATCATAAAAGACCTCAGGACTTATTAAGGCCTGTTTGTATTCAGATTTTTTTAATAAGAAATCTAACCAAAAAGAACCGTCAAATTTTAAATTGTGATAATATATTAAATTATTACCTTTTAATTGCTCTAACACTTCAAATGTTTCATTTATACTGTGGTATATTTTAACATCTTCTGTGTGAAATTCAACCAATGCCGACCGCCACACCTCGGTTTTTTCTTGTCCTTCATATACCGTACTCTCAAAGTCGCCCATAAAACAACGATATTTTTTAATTCCCATTATTCAACTTCCTCTTCAAATGAGTTATATTCATTTAAAATTGATATTACTTCCGATGACAAATCAACATCTAATAATTCTAAAAAAGAATTGATAGCAAACACCACTCTGTCATAATTACTGTCTTGTGTGATTATGAATATCAAATTATTCATATTTTTTGATTGATTTGAAATGTATAATTCTGTTAATTTATTATCATTATCCAATACATCAAGCAATTTTTCTTCAAGTGTACTGATGCTCCACTGTGTTTGCGATATTTGCCACATAGGCCAATGATAATAATTATTATCAAGAAATTCTTCAAAGTCAGCTAATATCTCTAAAATATGTTTTATAATAGGATATAATTTTTCGTATGCTAATGTAGAAGCCAAAATTTGCCCCCGGCCATTTTTACCGTGTTTGTGTTTTTTGCTGGGAAATTTTCCTTTTTTAATATTTAATCGCACACGATAATTTTCACCGTAATATATTTGACCTGAACTTATTTCTTTAAAACCCTTTGCTCTTAGCTCCTTAGGCTTTATCTGTTTAATTTCTCTTAATGCTTTTTCAGTTACTCTTGACGGCATTGACGGAATATTAAACTGTGCTTCATATCCGAACTTTCTACCCTCTCTTATATATCTTTCAAGTCTTTTTTGCTGTTTTTTGTACTCTGCTTGTTTAGCTGTTAGTTTCTTCTTTTTTCTTTTTGCCATAAAGAAACCCCCCTAATAAAATGACCCGGATATTTCACCGGGTCTTGTTTTCATTCTTAATTACAATACAATTCCGCAGGAAATAAAATATTTACCTGAATAATTCTTTGACGGTTTCTTGAAAACATCAATTTCGTAATCTTCACCGTTCATTGTTGTGTGAATATCAATGAATGTTTTCCAAAAACTCTCTGAACCTGTGACATATTTAAAACCGTCACAGTCTACTATAATATATTTCTTATAGTCCTTTTTATCTTTTGCTTTTTCATTGTGAATATCACAGACAGCATAAAACTGTGGGTGTATTCTCAATCTTTCATTTTCTGCCACTTCGTCAAGACTTTTCGCACCTGTAACATCTTTTACAGCAAGTTTTTCTTTTGCACTCAATTCTCTTGAACTTTCAATAATTTTGCTTTCATAATCCATACACTTAAATCTCCATTTCTTTTTTGTCAATTACTTCTGAACACATCAAAAAAGTTTCTTCACTAATCTTTCGTATCTCTTTAAAATACTTATGACTTATTACTTTTAGCACTTTTTTCTCCGGTGTGCTGAACCTTTTAATACATTCACTTACAAGTTTTTCTTCTGGAACTCGACCGAAGAAAGATATATTTTCAATCTCTATTTTCATATCTTCACTTCTTATAAGCTGAACTGTCGCCTCTGTGACTGTCACAGAACGAACTATATAATTTTTTCTCAATCCTTAACCCCCTTTACTAAGATTGCACAGTTCCCGGAATTGCACCGAAATAAAAACTCTTACTGTGATGTTGTGGCAGACGGACAAGAAACAATCTGCCACTATTATAAATTTAGGAGGTATAGTCAATTACCAATGACTTTTGACTACATTTACATTGTAAATGATTATAGATTAAATGTCAATGTAAATTTATAATTTTCACTAAAATTACACAAGTGTGTATCCTATCATAAAGGATATAACACATAATTCAATAATCAATCCAACATAATCTTTCACTATTTCACCTCGCTTTCGTCTAATACCCCACTACCTAATAAATCATTTATATCTCTGCATAAATGTTTATATTCACAGTCTTTACATTCAACGCATTCCACAATAACATTGCGCAAAAGAACTCGTTTTAATGCCGCTTTTTCATATTTTGTATATTTGTTTATACCTTTTATACTAATCATTTTATCACCTTTTCAATCTGTTTGGAAATATTCTTAACTCTCACCGGGCAATTTATTCCTTTGTTTTTTTATTTTCATCTACTAAATAGACAAATCCAGCGCTTGAAATATCATTATATTTATAACTATAATAACTACCAGCTAATATTATATTGTTAGCATCCAATATTTGAAAATATAAAATTTCCCTTTTATAGTATTTCTTTAAAATAAGCTCATAATAACTCATAATTTGCACCTCACTACAATCCACCGTGTTTTAAAATCATTTACAATGGCCTTTACTGTTCGGCCTGTGTTTAATATGTTTATAACACAGCTTAATATTTTATTTTTTGGACAGTGAAAGAGGTTGAACCCTCTTTCACTTTTAATTACAATGTACATTAAAAATCCCTCCTGCAAAGTCTTATACCTTGAATTACTCCTCTGAAAAGTTATTTATTTCCAAATAACTATCGAGTATTATGAGTACATCATATTCACTTGAACTTCCTTTATTATTTTTTAAACGGCGGAGGCTTTCCGCCGTTTTCGACTTTTTATCTATGATCGTTTATAATCTCTTTACAAGCTATACCATAATAAAAACCGCTTAAAAAATTATAAATTTCTTCCTCATATAAATATTGTATTATGTATTGCCCATAATCAATCACAACTTTATATATGATACTACTATTTTCAGTTATATATACTTTTCCCCCTAATCCTTCAATATCTTTTATAATTTCTCTAATTCTTAAACAATCAATTTTTTTAGCTATTTTTCTCATTTTTGTATCTCCTTTATATTTTTTCCGAGCGCGCTAACTGAACACCACGAAGAAAACAATACATTTTTTGCGTACTCATCCTTTCAGAAATATCACGAACGGCGCCAGCTTCGTTTACCTGTTCTATAATATTGTATCCATAGTATGGATTATAATCTAAAATCCATTTTTTTTTTCCGGTTGTTTCGTTTATATTGTCCGGCATTTCACGCAGTAATTTTTTTGTTATTCTCATAATTTTTTACCTCACTAAAATTATTTTTTGGTCTGTCCTCATCAGATACCGGGCGACCGTTCCCAGTATGACGGCGGAGGCTTTCCGCCGTTTCGACTTTGCGACTGCTCACCGTTGCCGGGTCTTGGCGGTTGTCTTTGCGCACGCTATCACCTTTTTTGTGTCTCCTCGCGGGCGTCTTATGATATTCTTTCCTCATCCTTATTGACTATATTATACCACAATTTTATTATATTTCAAGTGTTTTCACATATTTATCACAATGTTTTCACATTTAATATTTTATTGATATATTTTTATCGAATAGCGTCGGGGAACTAAAAAACCCTCATCTAATCAACCTGCTTTAGATCGGAAGAG